TATATCCCTACAGCTGAGAACATTGCCATCTGGTGCTTCGGACAGATCGCAGTCGAGATCGAGGAGAACTTCCGAGGCAATTTGGTTCTGAGCGAGATCGAAGTTTGGGAAACTCCTACCTCAACTGCAACCTATAGAGGGCTCTGATGGCTAAGAAGCAGGCTCGACAGAAGATCCTTCAGGCTGTCAACCTTTACAAGCTCCGTCGTTGGGCCAATAGCAACTATCAGCCCAGACTCGTTGGCCCTAAGCAGATTCAGCAGGCAGTGTTCATCGCTCGCCAGAACAATCTGGTGAAGTCCGACATCTACATCGCAGCAGGTTTCAATGGCTAATCTCTTTCAGTGCGATCGTTGTAAGTCTACTGACAAGGTGTACTATAAGAGCATTCGGGCCTCAGAGCGTTCCAATGTTAAGCCAACTGACATCTACAAGCTCTTTGCGGTTGAGGCCAATCTCACCACGGCGCTGTGGGCGGGCACCATCGGGATCTTATACGACCTGTGTGAGGATTGTACTGACAAGGTAATGGAGGTTCTGCATAATGCTTAGGGTCGTTGAACATTACGTGAGTGTACAAGGCGAAGGCCCTCGTACAGGTACTCTCACACAGTTTGTTCGATTTGCAGGCTGCAACATGCGCTGTCCTGGTTGGCCTTGTGATACGCAACATGCTATCGATCCAAGTATCTGGAGGTTCAAATCTGAGAAGGTATCGGCGGTCGAACTTTCAAATCGCGTCCTAGGTCTAGCACACACCACAGGAGCGAGGAACATCTGTTTGACTGGTGGCGAGCCCTTCACCCAACCTTATAACCTGTTGCACGAGTTCGTTTATCCTCTAGCTCATCCATCGCGTGCAATGAAATTCGAGGTCTTCACTAACGGAAGCTTCCCCTTTCCAGAGTGGACTAGAGATCCTCTGATTAGGATGAGGTTCATTATGGATTGGAAGCTTCCAGGATCTTGGGAGCAGCATACAGCTATCGATGAGAGACACAAGAACGCATTGTTCCTCGATGAGAATGATGTAATCAAGTTCGTCATCAATGATGAGAACGACTTTGAGGTCGCAATACATGTTGCAAGGCAGCTAGAGGGCGATGGCTGTGAGGCTAGCTTTTGGGTTGGTAAGGTTTGGGGAGCTGAAGCAATAACAGATGAGTGGCTAGTTGGGCGAATGAAAGAGGCTAAGCTCAACTGGAAACTAAACGTACAGGTTCACAAATTCATCTGGCCTGCAAACAAACAAGGGGTGTAAGTGCCAAGCATCTGGAATCTCAATGCCCCTCTTACAAGTGTCGAAGATGCTCGAGTGATGCTTGAGAACCTTTGGCCTGAGAAGGACTGGGCATCAGAACATCTGAAGGATACACCTAAGCGATTCGCTAGGATGCTCAAGGAGCTGACAACACCTGAGCCGTTCACCTTCACAACATTCCCTTCAGACTCAGATGAGATGGTCATCTGCAAAGACATCACGTTCAATTCCCTATGTGCACATCACCTAGTTCCCTATATGGGCATTGCGCATGTTGCTTATATCCCTAGTGGCTATATCGTTGGCCTCAGTAAGATTCCTAGACTCATTCGATGTACTGCGTCTGACCTTACTGTACAGGAAGACCTAACGGAACGTATTGCTCGAACCATAGAGGACAACCTCTGTCCTGTGGGTGTTGGGGTTGTCATGGAGGCGGAGCATATGTGTGCCACGCTTCGAGGTGTGAAGGCTGCAGGTATGAAGACGATCACTAGTTGTATGAGGGGTGCTTTTGCTGATCACAACAAGTTGGCAAGAGCAGAATTCCTTCAGTTCATCAAGTAGTCTATAGAGACAGCTTGAATCGCTCCTAGGAAGAATGGTATAATTAATTATGAACGTTGATCCAGATGAGTACGTTGTACTGAAGCGTAATGATGTTAGGACTATTTGCCTCTTCAGCATGAATCATGAAGAGGCAGATGGTTGGATGGATGATAACCATATGGGGATGTCTACCATTCCTGAGTTCCAGAAGAGTATGTACGAGATGGGTAAGCGTTGGTTCCCCAGGATGTATGCGGATGGTAGTGTCGACTTGAACATGCTAGTATTTGGTCTTGTCGAGGAGGCTGGTGAAGTCGCAGGAGCAATGAAGAAGTTTCTGCGAGGTTCCCTCACACGTGAACAGTGGCAGGCTAAGATGGCTGAGGAGACGGTTGATACCTTCCACTATCTCGCTCTGATCTGGCTAGTGCTTAATATCGATGCTGGCGAAGAGTACGGGCGTAAGACCGAAATCAATGAGGCACGTTTTGGTCCGAAGGGATCCTAGATGGAATTGGCAATCATCTCACCTCCTTCTTGTCTCGAACTTTCCGCCATCCAAGATACCTTTCATATGGTACTCCCCGAAGGGATGGTTCTCAGCCCAGACTACGTCAGGTTCTATCGTGACAGTCAAGGGTACAAGGTCCTTGACAACGGTCTGGTGGAGGGGAAGCAGTACACAGGGGTTGAGCTCCATCACTTGGCTGACCAGGTGGGCGCTAACTGCATCGTCATCCCAGATCAATTTCGTAACGCCGATAACACCATTTGGATGGCCCGAGATTTCGAGCGCCATCGTAATGCGGATCTCGACTACATGGGTGTACTACAGGGTTTGGACCTAGGAGAGTTCCTAAGCGTTCTTAGGTTCTTCGAGAAGCAGGAGTGGATCACACATATTGGATTACCTAGAATTCTCTGCGAGATACATACGACGCAGAGACTCAGTCTGGTTGATCTGATTAAGAGAGAACAGGAGAAGGGTAACTTTAGACCCTTCACCATTCATGCTCTTGGAGGTTCACCTTGGATTGAAGAGGTGATGTTTCTTAATGAGCACGGATGTAACAGTATGGACACCTCTCTCCCTGTGGTGATGGGTTTGGCAGAGCGGAGCTTGAGTCAGCCTTACATTAGCAGACAGGAAGGGTTCATGTTTGCTGACGTCAGTCGGAAATCGAATAAATGGAGGATCCTCGTTGACAACTGTCGAACCTATCTCGAGTGGGCAGGCTATCGGCTCGGGAGTGATTCGTAAACATCCGGAGGCTAAGTGTGAGTCTTGTCCTCTCTATGCAGACAAAGCCGCCCACTACACACCGGGCTACGGACCACCTAATGCATCCATTGCTATTGTGGGAGAAGCGCCAGGCCATCAAGAGGCTCGCTATGGTAAACCCTTCGTTGGGCCTAGCGGGAAGCTACTTGATCAGGTACTTGCCCACCATGGCATCGATCGATCACAGACTTACCTGGATAACATCGTCGCATGTAGGCCGCCCGATAATCGTACTCCAACCCGAGAAGAGATTCAAGCCTGCTGGCCTCGGGCCAAGTATGAGATTAAGAGACGGAACCCTCGCACTGTTGTGGCTCTCGGCAATACTGCGAGCCAGACTATCACCCGAAGTAGTACAGGAATTACGTTGCTGCGTGTGGGTCCTCCACGAGAGGCTGATACCTTTCCAGGAGTGCGAGTCATCCCTACAGTCCACCCAGCCTTTTGTCTTAGAAGCTCTGATGCCTTCCCCTTCTTCGTTGCAGACATCGGAAAGATCAACGGGACACCAAAGCCATGGACACCACCACAGTGGGCTGCCATTGAGGATCCCGAAGCAGCCATCCTAGCTCTCCAGGAGCTTCAACGTAAGTACACAGAGATTGTAGTTGACATTGAGTGTAAGATCGAAAAAGATGCAGCCTACGACCATCCTGACCAGTACGCGATGCTTTGTATCGGATTCGCCTATGCGCCTGGTAAAGCGGTTGTTATCGGAAAAGGCGCTTTGGCAGACGAACACGTACGAGAGCAGCTCAGCACTCTATTCAGAGACAATACAAAGAGGTGGATCGCACATAACAGCAAGTTTGACACTGCAGCGCTCCATGGCTGGTCGCTTGGTGATAACGTATATTTCGACACGATGCTTGCCAGTTACGTCCTTGACGAAAGACCCGGGACGAATTCGCTTGGCTATTGCGCGGTGGAAGATCTAGGAGCGCCTGATTGGAAGCACGCTGTAGACCCATACATTGGTAAAGACAAAGACTACAGTCTTATTCCAAGGAAGATCCTCTATCAGTACAATGCTTATGATTGTGCTAGCACTTTTGATCTAAAGGAGTTCTACACTCCGAAGCTAGAAGCTGAAGGACTTCGGCCTCTACATGACTTCTTGACTCGAGCATCAATGGGTCTAAAGTACGCAGAGATGAAAGGTGTCGGAGTTGATATTGATGTCCTTGATGATCTGAGCGAGGAATACACAGGAAAGCTGGCAGAGCTCGAGAGCAATCTATCTAGATGGATTGCTAATCCCCGTTCGCCAAAACAAGTGAAGGAAGCGCTACAGGCGCAGAAGATTAAGGTACCAGATACCACAGAGGACACTCTAACAAGACTGAGGGAGAAAGTTGCACCAGAAGGAGAAACAGACAGATTCCTCGAGCTCCTCCTCCAACACCGAAAGGCAACAAAGTTCTACGGAACGTACGTTAAGGGAATACGTACACGCCTTCGAAGAGGAATGGTACACACTAGTTTCCTCGTACACGGAACTACTACAGGTCGCCTGTCGAGCCGTAATCCAAACCTTCAGAACGTTCCTCGCGGACCTCGTATACGTCGGATGTTTATTCCTGCTCCTGGTTATGTATTTGTACAGGCAGACTATGGGCAGATTGAGCTACGAGTCGCGGCAATCCTTTCAGGGGATCCTTATCTTTGTTCTGTTTTTAGTGATACTAGTCGAGATCTGTTTGATGAGCTTGGCCTTCAGCTGTATGGTCCCGATGCTCTTGGACCCAATCGTAAGGAACTTCGAATAAGAACTAAGGCATACATTTACGGTGTGGGCTATGGTCGCTCAGCTTACGATATTGCACGAGAGCATCGCATTACAGAACGGGAAGCTCAGACAGGCATTGATACTTACTTCGGACTCGCTAGCAGACTGAACACATGGCGTCACGAGTTGATCAATCAGATCCTTGATGACACCTCTCCTGATCTCCAAACTGTCTTCGGTCGTAAGCGTCGCTTCTGGTTAATCACAAGGGACAATCAACAGGATGTCATCAAACAAGGACTTGCCTTTATCCCTCAGTCAACGGCTAGCGACATTAACCTCCTTGCCGCAACTCGCCTGCGTCTCGACTATGGGTTGGATGTACGGATCCTCGTGCATGACTCTACAATGGTTGAATGCAGAGAGGAAGAAGCAGAAGCTATCTCCCCTCTCATGTGTCGAGTGATGTCAGAGACCGCTGCAGAGATCATGGGCGACCAGATCCCATTCATTGTCGAGTCCGAGATAGGGAAGAATTGGGGGTTCGTATGATCTACATAATTGCAGGTGCATATGCACAGGCTGCAGGGCATGCCAGAGCGCGTGATATCAATCCACAGATGTGTACGTTAATAACAGGTATGCAGTCATTGCACCTACTGAATGGTAGAAAGTATAACTCCGAAGAGGATAAGATCTGGTTCTGTAGTACGTTCTGGAACTTGCCTACGCGCATCACAAACGACATTCAAGATCGTATGGCAATTATTACCAACAAAAAATGGGAAGATATAGAAATGGAGGAGGTCTGTTGAGAGGTAGAGCTTCTGCTGTAGGTGAAACGAAAGTATCACCTAACGGTTATCACTATACCCGAACGGAAACAGGTTGGGAGCTTACAGGTAGACTGATTGCTGCAAAGAATATTGGGCGCAAGCTTCGTAGGGATGAACAGGTTAGATACTTCGATGGCAACCGAAATAACCTTAGTCCCGACAATATCACTGTGCGCAAGGTAACAGCAGTAACTCCTGATAAGAGACTAGCACGTCTCGAGGACAAACTACGTGAGATCCAAGCTCAGATTGATGACTGTAAGGAAGAGATTCGGCAGCGTGATCTAGCTAAAGAGCTTAGCTCTCACTAGCTCTTTAGACTCTATTAGACCTATTTAGATAGCTATTAGACTCAGTTGACATCGTGAGCTAGAGGGTTATCGTTAAACTCGTTGACCTAGAGAGAGACCTCAAGAGAGACTCCGGGACTATGTCAACACACATCCACAGGAGCGTTGGTGCGTATCATAAGTTTCGACCCCGGTGGTACTACTGGTGTGGCAATCTACGACGATGAAGATCTTGGGCCAGAGTGTATAGAGTCGCACTATTGGGAGCGGAAGTCTCTTGGCCCAGATCCACACCATCAAGAGCTCTGGGGGATGCTCGTCTCGGATACTGATGTTACTGATTTGGTGTACGAGACATTTAACTATCAGCGACGGGAGCTCACTAGGGGTGTATCACTAAGGTTAGACAGTGTCGAGTATATCGGTATCATCAAGTTAGCTATTGAACGATCGAGTCTCTGGGGTAGACCAGGTCTTAACGTCAGTGCTCAGTCACCTCCAACAAGGATGTTCTGGACTGACGACTTCCTCAGAGCTCTCGGTCTGTGGGTTAGTAGTCCACATGAACGCGATGCTACCAGACATCTCTTGGCATATGTGACCAATGTATTGAAGGATAACAGATTTGTATATCCTCTGCGCCACCTAACCTGAATAGTCAACTTAGAGCATAAAGAAAGCCCGCACCCTCTGGCCATCCCGGATCAGAGAGTACGGGCTTTCTCTTGCCCTATATCAGTCGCACGACCTGTGAAACTGTATAAGGACTTCTTGGGTCAGACAGTCGAAGGACTATTCGTAGGACCGATCGGAGCTGAACCAATGCTCGTGAGCAGGGAGATCAGGAATGCGCCTGCAGCGATACCAAAGGCTCTAGGAGCATCCATCTGGAAGATGTCATAAACACCGTCAGCGATAGCCCACAGACCGAGTACAGCTTGAGCAGAAGACTTAACGGCACGATCAAGAGTTGGTCGCCAAAAGGTCTGACTAAACATTATGACCTCGCAGTAGTTATTTTCTGGGCTGAGAATGAAGAAGTAACTGTTGTTGCAAGTCAGCATTCTGCTGCAAAAGATAAATGCTGGCTCCAACAGACACCAGAGCAACTAATACTGTTACAGCATATGCTGAGATGACTAGGATCATAAAGGTCTTACGCTGAGCTCTCGAACGATCATCGATCGGATCCATGGCGAATCTGCCTTTCGAGCTTTCCAACTCGAGTCTCTAGTTCAGTGATCTTCTTGTCTTTATCAAGGATCATAGTCTCGAGTCGGATGATCTGCCGATCTTTCTCGTCGACAATAGCACGCCACTCAGCTATCTGCTCGCCTTGTTGCCTCTGTACTTTCAATGACGCTGATGTTAAAATGCCTAGAACTGTAATAATGCTTCCACCCGCACCAGCGCCTAGCAGAGTTACAAGGAGAGAGTCCATAGCTGTCTTGTCGAAGACAGCCTAGCGACGATCCTTGATATCAAACAGATCCCAGAAGTTCTCATCAGCATCAACGCCAGCATCTGGATCACTGTTGACAAACACAACATTGCCTGCTTCATCTCTCAGCTCAGGCACACCGTAAAAGGCGAACTTCAAGATCTCCTGACCATATACGCGCCTCATTGTCCAGTCGCCGAAAGTCTGGAGAGCAACGTTCTCGAAGCCATCCTCTTCGCCAATCCCTGCAGAAACAAGACGCTGACGGAGATTCGGCGTAGTACGCGTATCGACGTGAATGATGGTGCTCTTCATTTCATCTTCCTCCTGGGCTGGCAAAGACTGCGAAGGAGTTCCTAGCAATGCATCTAGGTTCTCCTGACTAGTGATGTTGAGATCGATCCTGCTACCATAACCAAACATGGTGCCATTAGAGGTATACTGCCAAACCTCAGGGACTCTACTGCCGTTGTAAGCAGGCTTGTGAATGACAAATGGATCGGGATTGACATCTCTGCTGGTATAAGAAGGCATCCACCACGGACAGGAAGCAAGACGCCAGTCGTTTGCAATAGCAGGAACACTAGGGCTACCAGCAGGGAAATAAGCACCGGCGTATAGGACCGTATGAATGTGCTTCCCAAGAGCAGCAGCGCGAGAACAGAAGATTTCTGCCCACTCAATCGTACCCTCCCGATTGAGCTCAGTGTCCTCTAGGTCAAGACAGCCTGGGAGAGGACCGCTCATGCCTCCACAATGAACAAACCACTCAGCTTCATTGAGAGCATCTGCGCGCCAATTCGGTCCATTAGGTCGAGCGAAGTGATAACCGCCCCACACAATGTTGGTCTTACGTGCTTCAGCAACGTTACGGTACCACTTGGGATCTACGTAGCCTTTGCCCGTTTGAGGATCCCAACCGCCCTCACTTGTCTTGATCCAGGCAAACTTAACGCCTCTACGCTCGATAGCATGCCAATCAATATCACCCTGACGCATCGAGACATCAATACCTAGAACAGGGTTATTATACAAATCAGCCTCCTGGGCTAATAGGCCACCCTAATAACTGATAGAAACGTCTTAGCAGGTCCTCCTTTGATGTTTAGATTCCCTCCAGAGTTTTGAACGAATGCCATTTCTAGATAGTCATTAGGCGAAAGGTACAAGGGAATCGTGAACCAAACCACAGAGTCAATTAACCCATTAGGCGCAGTGTCAAAGGGTTGTACAAGCATTGTGTTGTTCAACATTAACCCATTGCCACGCTGACCTGCACCATTAGCTTCGAACGTAGACTGACCGTGAATGATGTACAAACCCTCACGCAGAATGGTGAGCCTAGTGTTGTTGGTAACACTGCTATGTGTGACTAGTTCCTTGTACTCTTCAGTCCAAACACTATCGAATGCATACTTAACACCAGGAGTAGTGTTAGTAGCAACTAGTACATCAGTATTCAACCAAACCTTACATCGGGGTTGAGTGGGATTGGGTACACCAATAGCTATAGGTGTGGCACCAGGCTCAGGCGTGAGAGCCCATACTAGCTCACCTATCTCAGGATGCTGCGCACCAGCCCAACCGATATATACGACTCCAGCTATATCAGTAGTTGTACCAATCTTACGAATCGTCAGACTCGATGTGAAGACATCTATGACCTCGACCAGTTCGATGTTAGGCTTATCATTGAGCTGTGCCTGAAGATCTCGAACTCTACGCGTAACGCCCTTAGTGTTGACTGTAGGAGTACCAATAGGATACTGTGTAGGAAGGTTCGCGTCAGGCAAGGATGAACCTCTCTCTTGTATCGCACTCCATTGCACGCTTAGCAGTCAACGGGATTGTAAGATTATCGAGAGAGAAATAACCCAATATCTCTGAACGCTCACGAGTCACACTTACAACATCGCCATCATGTAGACAAGGATTCACCAATGCATTGAAGTGAACGTGTTCTGTATGACCTAGATGAGAATATAGCAGAGCTTGTGCAGTCATTACACACTGTGCAGAGTCTCTAAACATATTGGAGCTAAAGAAGAACGGAATGTCTCCCATAGGTCCATAGATGTTCAGAGGATGATCTGTATCAGATATGAACGCTTCGCCCCATACAGGAGTCGTTCCATCGGTAGGCTGACTATAGCAGACTACGTGATTGTACGTATCATCTGCTGTTAGGTTCCTTCTGGTGCTAAGTACAGTTGACAGAGCACCCTCATCGAAGTTCCAAACAACATCATCGATCTTAGGGTCGCCTTGCTCTAGAGCATCAAGGAAGACCATGCCTTGATGATCGAAGTACAGATCCAATCCAGCTGCTCTAGCCCACTTGACTGCCATCTCCCAAGGATCATCAGTTCTATCGATAACCGAATCAGGTACTGTGAGAGTAGGACGAACAGTAGAGAAGTCAACGCCGAATTCGATATCAGGATAACGAAGAGTGAGTAGATCTTCCAGAACACTCCACAGGAGCGAGCCTGAGCTGTAAGTCAAGGGTTGTGTCACTCTACTACGCGACACTCGATAACCCCTATCAGCAAGCTTGATAGTGATAGCCAGGTCAGATCCAGAATCAGTAATCTCACTACCAACGATTCTATACGCTCCTACTTGGCAAAGCGAATCACGTCCAAGCTCAGGAACGTAAGCACCTCTATATAGGAATACCTCATTACCACTAAGAGGGTGTAGAAGGTCCGTTAGATCACGTGGCACCAATGATCCTGTAGGGTCACTTAACTTTGCATCAGCGGTACGTCGAAACTTCTGTGTAGAGTCATTACGAACATTACCATCGATGACCGATAGCTCGAAGATAGGATCCTTCTGGTTAGCTACCACTACAGCCTTAGTAGCAACCTTATGACTCTGCTGGAGCGTGTTCATAAGCTCCGGTTCAGCGGAAATCATACGATTGTAGGCCTATCTACTTCGATGGCACCAAGAGCCACAATGAAGTATCCTGAAGCAATCGTACCTCGTTCATCCTTCCAACTATTGAAGAACAGATAGCGCTGATGCGTAGCACTAGTTTGGACTAGAACAACTTGCTGCGCATCATAGATCGCCTTCAGGTTATCATAGTCAGTCTGGGTAATACACTCAACCTGGAGTGTCTGCTCTACGCCCTTAGTACCATCAGAAACAACTACCTTGCGAGGGCGTCCTAGAGGACTAAAGGCCGCAGTCTCTGCAGGGATATTAGCATCCCATGACCCAGGGAGAAGTTGGAAGGTCTTGTTCAGTGTAGGTATGAGTACAGTCTTGAACCACCAGGTATAGGGAGCAGCGATAGTCCAACCACTACTGAATCCTACACCTTGAGTTGAAGATACAGGTGAGCCTGCAGCTAGAGTAACGGCCTCGGACGTATAGAACCTTGAAGTAGCTGGAGGCTCTTCGTAATCGTAGTACTGTGTGAAGGCTAGATTCTGGTTAGCGCCAGTACGAGCAATCGTCCAAACCTTCCCTGTGGAGTCAGTTAAGGTCGTAGACCCGATTAGCGACCCTCTGAAGTCAGGATTAGCAACGATTGCAGCCGAGCTGTTCTGTACCTCAGCGTAGTAGACCCTGAATAGGCCCTGAGCAGTATTGTTGGATCCGTTGATCCCTAGTACAGAAGTAGTCGAGGTCATAGTGCCTGAGCCTGTACCTGTAAAGGATCCAAGCGTTTGCCAATTAACCTTTGACGGTACAGTATCAGGAGACTCGAAGCTATACCAGAAGTCTGTATGCCAGTTAGAAGCTGTAGTATGCTTACATCGTAGCCAGAAAGGCGTCTTGACAGCGGGCATTGTTAGAGCTGTGTTACACAGAGCTGTCTGTAGAGAGCCATTCCAGAACTCGAATTGAGGCTTATTGCTGGACATCATTCTGAGGTTCCAGCTCACACTACCTGAGGTATCATTCTTGACGATTAGGTACTCGCCACTTGGAGTCGCTTCAAATGATACAAGTAGACGAATATCGATATTACCTGTAATGGCAAGAGATGCATGATGAGGTGTAGTGATATGGTTACCAGAGGTAGAGCCGGTGCGCATACCAGTCATCGTAGCGTCGTTGATTCCTCCACGAACGAATTCTGTTACACCATTAACAGAATCAATCAACTTGTAGACGTTGAAGTAACTCGGATAGGGTGTAGAGCTCCATGATCCTTGTACTACCTCAATATCGATACGTGCATTGGTATTGTTGCCAACAGCAGTCATCGTAGGAGCGGAAGGAGCTGTACCATTAACCTGGAAGACAGCACTTGCCGTCCAGGAAGAAGCCATCTCCACACTGTTTACAGGTGAATGCCAAACCTTAACGTAAGCATAGTAGTTTGAAAGGTTTGTTAGGCCTTTAGGCGAGACAGTACTCTGACTAGCAGGACCAGGAACGACTCCACTATCATATGCAGTTGATGTTGCAAGGGAAGGATCGTAACCAGATGAACCCGGAGATCTACCATAAGCATCTAGGACATCGCTCTTGACAACTACAACACGATACTGTGACTGGATAGTATTTTCAGTATCGGCATACGTCCACTTGATAGTAGGCGTAGTGGTAAAGGTCTGACCTGCTGATAAGTCAGTAGGTTGAATGCCACTAACAGTAGGAGGCTGATCGTAGAAGACCCTAACAAACATCTTGTACAACCTATTGAGACCAGTACCACCAGTGTACTCGGTCCAGCTGTACAAGATTCGCATGTTACTGAAGTCTATCTTGTTCCAGTCAAGATAGTCGTAACCGAACCCATTGTTGTACTGCCACGTATTGTTGAATGATACAACAACATCGCGAATGACACTATCAGCAGGCGATGTATAGTACCAAGCACCTGCATTAGTACCAAGAGGAGTCTGAACATTTGCGAAGAGATCAGGACTCCAAGGAGATCTGTATGCACTCTTAGGTGGAGCGTACAAACCATATGAGGCAGTAGTCATTGCAGTAGCATGTGCTACGCGAATGTGCAGCTCAGCTCCTGTAACTACAGCACCGCCAGGAATAGTAGGATTGGGCATCCCCAAGATGTCAATACCAGGAACGCCAGTTTCCTCTTTGACATATGTAGCATCAGAAGCGTCTGATTCAGCTTGCCACCTTGTAGCAGCGCCAACGATAGCTGAGACTAGGGGATAGCCACCAATGTCGCTATTGGGTGCGATGTCAACAGAGCCCATTAACCCATACCCTCATCGAAGCCCTGCATCTGATCAGCAAGTTGAGTCATCGCCGCCTGAATACCTTCCTGGACCATTCTCTTGGTATCCTCTGTGGCGTTATCAATATTGAACTGGAATGCACCTGACTGAACTGTAATTGAACCAGTCAACCGGGTCCCTGTCCCCGACTTACCCACAGGGCCTGAGGTGTTGATTATGCCTTGAATCGCAGGGTTGTAGGAGTTTAGCTGCTTCTCGACTCGATTCCAACCACGATCGAGGCCTTCGCCAAGGCTACCCATGACCAGCATACCGTTGTTAACAAGCAGCTTTGCATCCTTCGCAGGTGGACCCTTCAGTTCCTTGATCTTATCCGCAAGTCCACTAAGGAACCCTACGATATTCTCCCAAGCATTCTTGAGACCATTCAGGAGACTCTCAAGAATCGACTTGCCAATACCAAAGAGGTCGATACCTTGTAGGAACCCGATGATCTGTCCAGGCATACCGCTGACTGTAGTTAGAATCTGTGCAACAGAACCTGTAACGGCATTCACCATGCCGTTCCAAGCATTAGCAAGAACGTTACGAATGTTATCCCACGAGCTTCCGAAGAACCCTGCAATGGTATCAATGACAACTCTGATGATATTCGCAATTAGCTCAATAGCAGAGGATACAATTGCGAACATTACATTCCAGGCACCTTGAAGGATGTTCTTGATGCCTTCCCAAACCTTACCCCAGTCACCCTGAATAATACCAGTGACAGTCTGAATGATGCCCTGAACAAACAGCAGAGCGCCTTCGACAATTCCCTTAATGAGATCCCAAACGATTTGGAAGCCATCAACGATGTTATCACCAAAGGTGTCGATGATCATCTTGATGAAGCCCGTTGCGAATGTAATGATGTTCTGAATGATATCCCAAGCGATCTGGATAATATTCCAGATCGTATTCATAGCGCTTGATACGCCTGTAGAGATTTCGTTCCAGGTATTGATAATCAGATCGCGAAGCGGAGGCCAGACAGCGTTGGTGATGTTCTGAATGATATCCCAACCAATCTGGATGATGTTCCAGATGGTTGACATCGCTTCGCTAATCCTGGTTCCGATAGCTCCAAGCAGCTCTCCAACGGCACCGATAACAGGACCAACATGTTCTGTCCACCAGTTAGCGAAGAGATTGAACTGCTCTAGGATAGACTGAACCCAATACTGAACGAAAGGAAGTGCGGTTCCTTGAAGCCATCCAACGAATTCACCAATCTTACCTGTAACCCATGTCCAGGCATTGCCGAGAGCAGGAATGGCTGTATTCGTGATCCAATCGAAGGCAGTACTAATTGCACTTCTAATTGCCTCTACACCTGTTTGTACACTACCTACGATAGGATCGAACAGTCCTGAGAAGAAGTCGACAAGCGTCGACCAGTTAGAAATGATCAGATAGCCTACAGCAACCAGTGCAAGGAAGCCAACGATAACGGCGCCGATAACAATACCTATAGACGACAACGCGACGCCTGCAATGCTAGCGGCTGCTGCGAAGATCAGATAAAGACCTACAGCTACGAAGATAATACCTACCACTATTGACATCACCGATGCAAAGGCTACTACCTTTACGATTAGGTCTTGCATGCCTGGAGACAGACTCTCCCAAGCGTCCGCAAGGCGCATAAAGAAATCTGCGACCTTCTCGATAACAGGCATCAGCTTCTCACCAATGTTGACCTTAAGGATATCAAATCGATTACTCAGAAGCTGCAACTTAGATGCTGTAGTCTCAGACATAGTGTCATAGGCGGTACCCATAGCACCAGCAGAGTTAGCCATATCGTCAGTTAGCGACGAGAACTCTTGGAAGTTAGGAATCACCAGGTCGAAGAACCTTCGAGCCTGGATAGTTCCTTGACCGCCAAATACGTCTGTGAATGCCTGCTTTAGCTCGGGACCAGTAAGTTTGTTCCAGCCCTTATCGTTTACTAGCTGTCCAATGATATCGCGCATCTGGAGGAAGTTACCACTAGCGTCCTTGGTCTTGACGCCCATAGCCTCCAGATTCTTTGTCGTCGCAGGTCGCGCAAGAAGATCCATAGCTCTAGCAGCAGAAGTAGCTGCCATAGCAGTACTCAGACCATTACGTGTAAGGAATGCAAGCATGCCTGACATCGACTCAAGAGACTGCCCAGCAGCGACTGCCGATGGAGTCACTCTACCAATGGTAGCAGCAAACTCCCCATAAGTGCCAACGCCCTTACGGACTAGCTGGAACTGCACATCCATCACATGGTTAACGTTCTCTACAGGTATCTTGAAGGCGTTCATAATAGAGATAGATGAACGCGCAGCATCCTGGATGTCAACCTGTCCTGCTACAGCACCCTTTGAGAATTCTGTCAATAGCGTTTCGGCTTGACTAACATTAACATTCATAGATGAGAAGATATCATATAGAGACTTCTGCATCTGATCAAACGGTGCTGGGATATCATGCGCAACGCGTTTAGCTATAGCGCCAACCTGATCGACTGTTACGCCTACTTGGTCGATCTGCGTAAGAGTAAGTGATGTCTGTCTGTTATACTCAACAGCAGCCGATGTAGCGTCAGCAAAGAACGCTACACCGGCTGCACCAGCTGCTGTAAAGGCTGCGCCAACAGCTGTTAGTCCTGCACCTACCAGTAACATCTGATTGGCAGCAGAGGAAGCACCAGATCCTAGAAGTCCGATCATCCTACTCGCATCACGGAAGATACTGGCCGCCTCGTTGCGAGCCCTCAGAATGAGTAGGATATCACGCGACCCTAGAGGCATTCTACTTGGCCTTTGCCTTCTTCTGCTCGGCAGCTAGCTTCTCGGCTCTTACCTCGCCCACAATACCCAGAGCTCTCATCAAGAAAGGGTCTTGATCTAGAACTCCTCCTGCATTTGGTAAAGCATGGAACGCTTCACATAGGTTATAGATCTGAATGAGCTCGAGGGTTGTACTCGGTATGCCATCAACACGCTCCATGATGACTACCGAGCGTACCTCGTTTAGGAGTTTCCCTCAGCATCCTCAGACATTGGTTCATGCAGATCATTGATCAGATCACCAATCTCATTTCCAATGCGCGTATCGAGACGAGCAAGGGTTTGTGGCTTGGTGAAGTCCAGGAGCGTACCGTTCTCATCTTCAAGGTTATGCTCAACAATACAGTTCTGGAACTCATAGATCGTCACAGCCTGATTCTGCTGCTTGATATCCATATGACCCTTACGCTGACCACGCTTAGCACGGTTCTCACGCTCAGCCATCTCGATCTGCATCTGCATAGAGATATCAGCACGATGCAACCACTTATCGTAAGACATACGACGAAGGGTGACGAATCCATCAGGAGGACACGTCTTGAGCTCATGCTTGACAGGTGTAACATCGACAACAGCCCTGGGCATAGCTGTTCCTTTCTTATGGGATAGTAATGCTAGCGGCGGACTTGATGACGATACCGTAAGACTTCGAAGTAACAGTATCGTAGACACCCATATAGCTAATGCTGGCTCGAATAAGATCAGCTTGCCCGGAAAGGCCCTGAATCTCATAAGCAGACTTAATAGCTGTAGGAACATTGAAGTTCACCTCAGCCGAGCTAGCAGTCTGAACACAGTTCAGATCGACTGCCTGAGCCGTCATAGCCTTGAAAGCATCAAAGTCCGTACGATCAATGAAATCACGATCGATTGAGAGCTCGACAGAACGCTCACCATACTTGGTGAATACAGCTGTACGGACGTTCCCGCCCTGTAGACGGAACTGCGGCTCTGCATTATCATTGATAGACAGTTCGAAGGTATCAGCATCAGTTGAAGTAACTGTAGCAAACTGAAGCTGGAACTGACCAGTAGCAGGAGGGTTGGTCGTGATATACGTCGGAGAAGGTAGAGACTGAGAAGCCTCACCAAGACCTACAATATCAGACTCGAGGACAAGTACACCATTATCGATGGAATACTTCTGTGACGAGATCACGCACCCTGTGTAACCGAACACTGCACTATTACGAACGACAGTAATCGAGAGCGTCTGAGCAGGAACAGCATTAGCATTCGGCGCACACGTATAAGTGTAAGGACCTGCACCAGTCTTAACGATGGTTACCCTAGCAGCACGAAGGAGGAATGGCAAGGTATCGTGAGTGACCTCAACCTTAATAGATCCTGCAATACTCTGATCACCGCCAAGGAGACCAGATAGGTCAGCAATTCCCCTAAGAGGACGACGCTCGATCTGTCCTTGATCGAATTGCAGAGACTCCTCAAGGAGTGGCAAGTAGAGAGTTGGCGCAGTATATGTGCCTGAGACAGTCTCTACAGCTACACCGATGAAGCCACCTGCGCCAACACCATAAGGCATTACTTGGCCTCCTCAGCCTTTCGAAGAGCCTCAGCTCGAACCTCTTCCTCTGTAGGGATGTTGATAACAAGGTTCTGTGGCTTACCACCCTTGGTAGGCCACTTATTCCCTGTAGCTTGCTCGTACAGAGTAGCCTGCACGAGATTGATCTCCTTCGACCCGCCGTTAGGGATTCCACCCAAACCAGGGATCTCGATGATCGCACCTTCTACAAAGATAGGGTGGTGGATCGTCACAGTACCAACAATAGGAACGTCGGGCTTAGTAACCTCAGAAGCCATAGCATCCCGAGGCGAATCAGTATCAGGCATTTATCCTCCTAACGGTGCCTGGGATAGTGCTTCCCAGGTGATACGAGCAGCATAGATGTTATCGCCGCCGCGTCTAGCATAACCTGGTTCTAGACGAGTGACCCAACCCTTGATCAGGCGCTGAGCGCCAACACCATCAGGCCACTGAGGATCCTCGTTTAGGATCTTCACAACCTCTTCAGCAAACTGATCTGCAGCAAGTCGTGATGCTTCTGGATCGCCTCGACGTCCATAGTACACCATAATGTAAGCTGCATAGGATGCTTTGTCAACAAGGAAGGGAGTAACATTACTCTTCTTGTCAACCATCTCGATAGTGATTGCAGGCAAGTGCGCCAGCGAGTCCCTGTCTCCGTACAACACATCCACAGGGCCCAAGCTCGGAGGACTTGGAATGTCAGGAGTATCAGCAATGAGCTTAGTCTGGATCATCAGGGCTGCTTCAGAATTGGTCTTAATAAGAGCCATCAGAAATCACCAGCACTGAATGAACTCGTGAAGACCCCGAAGCCGTGACTTCCAAGCTTTTCACCAATCCACTCAACCATAGTCTCTTCGGCCTTATCTTCATCCTCAGGTGTGATACTTGCCCACTCACGCTGAGGCATCCTACGTGTACCTTCCTGATGATAGATACCGTAGTCAGCTCCAGCAGCACCGCTAAACTGCGCAGTATCATTATCGATGTTCCAACTAGACATTGCTTGAGATCCGCTGTACAATCGACCTGTAGCAATCAAAGGCTCTGCATTACCCTTAATATGGACTGTATCAATACTTAGTGGAGGCCATGCAGGTCTACCACCGACTTGAAAGTTCGTAGCAAATGCAGGCTGAATCACTTTGCGGATGATCAGCTCTAGTGCTTCTGATAGGTTGTCTAGATCGTCTCCGAAGTCAGATAGATCAGCAGCTACGCCAAAGTCCTCGAAGTCTAGACTGAACATAGACACTAGAAGACCTTACCCATCGAGAAGGCGAGAGGAGCAGCACCTTCAGCATCTGAGCCCTCATCGATAGCAGTCTGAGTAGCTATATCTGTAGGCCAGAAAGCAGGACGTCCTGTAGCGTAATCAGAGACACCTACAGTATCAGACAGAGTGATGGAGCCGTCAGCCAACCCGCCCAGGAGAGTTAAAGCTGACGACTCCAAATGCACTCCGTAGCTGTCGACTTCACCGACAGCTTCAGCATGTGATTTGTTGATTGTCCAAGCTGCGATGAGCATGGAGATAACAGATCGCACGAGTTCCGGAGTAGTATTAACGTCAATCCATGTCGTAGTGTCATATCGAATGGCGAGAGCGCCAGCAACATGGGAGAAGGCAGACGACTCGAGAGCAGTGTCAACAGAATCGATAGGATGTCTAGTATCCTGAATCCACTGCTGAATTTCGATATTAGTGACGTGAACTGACATGTTCTATCAGCTCTTCTGGGCAGGCTTCGTCGGCGCGGACGTGGGAGTAGCCTTGGGCTTCTCGACTACAGTTCCTGCAGGAACACCCCGCTGAGGGTCGAGCGCAGTCTGATCAACAGCACGAGCACCTGTAACCAGATTGCTCTTTGAGGCTGAGGCCGACTCCATGCTAGCAAGCTTGGTCTGAAGCTCCTCGACCTGCTTACGTAGGTCGTCAACCTCTTGCAGCTGAGCACTCTCCTCAACAGCACCTACATCCCTCAGGCTCTTGAGTTCCTCCTCAGTGAACTTAGAGGTATCCACCTCGTCGCCCACCTCGAAGTAGTACTGCTCGACACTGCCATCCGCAAGAGCCTTACCATGATCGATATCAGTAACAGCAATAAGGGCCATTTTGTTACACCTCCTCCTAGGAGTTCTGCCGCCAGACATTCGTCTGTGTACCTGATGTTCTCTTGGCTACTGCTATGCCACCATTCAACGCAACACGCGTGCGGCTGGAGGTAATGATAGCCAGCACCAAGTTGTTCTGGTCAGTAACCGAAGTTACCTTAGCTGACCTCCAACGAGGCAGCGTATCAAGATACGCCACATTGTCACCAACCGCAACACGATATGCGTTAGCCATCAGGGGTTAGTAGTCCCTCGTGCAAGTGCAGCATTGCCCCATAGCATAACCTCTTCGAGATGCGTGATAGCCAAAGACTTCTCACGCCCCTCAGGCAACTTCTCATTCAGGAAGTTAGCGAGGTAAAGGCAGTTAGCACGAACCGACGCATGATCATTCTGCTTCTCTTCAGTAGTAGCAGGATGAAAAGCAAATCGGTTCTCAAGGTCAGAGGTCTGCATTAGGCAACAGCAGCCTTGATCAGGTAACCCGCGATCTGCTTAGCAGAAGCATCCTGAGCCACCATCTTGAGGTCATATCGACGAGAGCAACGGATCACATCAGACTTCCGCTTCTCCTCACGCCAACGCTCGATCACCTGAGGACGGGAACCTCCATAGCCCCAAACGAACTCATACCCAAAGGCAGGAATCTTGAGGCCAGCACGCAGAGGCACGTAAGCAAGGATCACGTCCTTGCCCCACAGGTACCCGAGAGCAGCAGTTTGACCAGGATTAGCAGAGTTGTAACCTACACCAGGGACGATGATGTTACCGACACCGAAGAGAGCAGCCATGATATCGGAGGTGATGATACCACGCTCCGAGTACTTGATGCGCTCGATGAAGTCCGGATGATCCTCGAGGATCGACATCACCTGGTAAGGGAAGATACCCAGGTTAGGCTCGAAGAACAGCCCCGAGTGAATCTTCCGTCGACCAGTCTTGACCTGACCAATAGGATCCGAGTTCACATAGTCAGACCACTGTGACGTACCAGAATCAGTCACGGTGTAGCCCGAAGCATAGTTAGCAGCGGTAGTCGCCTGAGTCATCATAGCGATCTCACGCGCAAGCATGATCTTCGACGTCACGAGCTCCGTGCCGTCACGATCAGGCGCGAGGCCACTATCGACGTTCTCACGCTCCTCATCCGTAACAGGGATCTGAAGCGCGTGCTCCTTGGCAAAGTAGGTGTCAGTAGACAGCTCAAGGCCAGGGATCTCATTTGCCTCAGTACCAGGAGCACGGAAGTCGCCACCAGGCTCAATGCCCCATGCCTCACGACCGAACACATAGTACTTATCGGACTGCTTCTTGACAGGAACCTGAGGATACAGCACATTGCCAACGAGGCCGTTGTTAGGCCAAGCAACGCTGATATTCGACAGGATGATATCGAGGTGGGTATTACCACCAAGCTGCGGATCATAAACGCCCATATCTCACCTCCTCCTAATCAGCTAACGGCCGTATTGACAGTAACACCTGGCGTGAGCAAGACGTCGAAGTGATCACCATCAGCAGCAGAGGACATCATGGTGATGCCCACAACGTTGTCGACAGTACCAGCAGTACCCGACAGAGCCACAACCTTACCAGAAGCAGCAGCACGAACGCGCGTACCACGAGTGATAGCAGCGCCTGCAACGCATCGAGCAATACCGCTAAGGCGCACATCGATGATGCGACCCTTAGTGACATCAGCTGCAGTCGCAGCCTCCTGGGCAACACCCAGAGGAGCATCATTCAGCGTAGTCACAGCAGTACACGTCTGATCAGCAGTGCCATGCTTCACAACGAGGAACTTGGTAACAGCCGTCTGAACCTGGAAACCCTTATCCAGACCGTAGTTCATACCAGGCATCAGACACCACCCTGCGTCAGCTGAGCGGCGCGATACTGATTGTAGAGATCAGGATGCATCGCAGCTGCCTTCTCGACCGCATCGATGTAGCTGATCTTGCCATCGTTGGTCTGCTTGTCAACAAGCTCACTGAACTGCTTAACCACATCGCCACTGCCAGCAGCAGGGTCGGTTCGGGAGCCACCGCGCTCGCCCAGCTCGATCAGGCCACCATCGAGAATCTCCTTCAGGAGACCCATAAAGGCGTTGCCCCTATCTTCGCTGAGCTGCACAGTTAGCTGCTGAGCCTTATTCACAACTGCAGGAGACAGCGCGAACTTCTTACCCTCAGTCAGCTGCAGAAAGCCGAGCTTGACCTCTGAGAGCCGACGAGCAGCTGCCTGCTCATTGAGCTGCTTCTGCATAGCAGCTACAGTCTCAGTGAGCTGTACCACCTGGGAGTTCTGCTCCGATGCCAGAACAGGCTCGGGCTTGGCAGGAGTAGCGGGGGGAGTCCCACCAGTGCCCGCATTATCACCATCGCCCGGAGGACTCGCAGGAGGATCAGTCGGAGGGGCCTCACCCTTGGAAGCGAGCTCAGTGAGCTTCGCCTCCACGGCCTCATCCGTCGCATCCTCAGGGAGACCGAGCATCTGGCGAAGCTTCTTCGGATCCACTACGGGACCTCCTTCGCTAGCACGGATCACCTCATGGAGGTTAATTGGCTGAATGTCCTTCAGGAAAGGACGATTCGTGATAGCACCACCGAGTAGCACGTTCTCAAACGTACCGTTCTGTGGATGCTCCCACTCATCGACGAACTCAGGACTGAAGTACTTATACTCACCGTCCTTCAGGCTCTTGATCGCCGGAGGGGTCCATCTCACAAGTCCCCATAACCCATCAAAGCCACGGTCCTGGACATCTTGTATCCAACCCGCGGCTTTGCCTGTATGTTGCTTGTGATCGTAATCAACATCCAAAGGGATTCCTCGGATGTTCTGACGGAAATTATCTACGAACTTCTGAACCTTATTAGGGGTTATACTGATCTGACCATGCATCTGATGACTGTATTCACCCAGAGGCATTAGTTGGATCCAGGAACTCTCGGTAGCATCATCAAACTTAATGCCCGAGACATCTGTGATATACCCATAGTGGGCAGTCTTTGTGGAGGTTCCTTGTGTACCCATGGCTCTCATCTTGATTATATAGTGCCTCAACGATGAAGTCACGAGGACTTCATGTGATTGTTAAACACCGCCTGACATGTCTTGACCCACATTACCGTTGTTACCTACCCCTTGAGCCTGCTGCTTCATGTTACCTGCAGTAGACTGCCTAGGACCTCCAGCAACACTGAAGCCAACACCGCCATTTAGGTGAGCCGTATCAGCTGCTGCACCGCCCTTACCAGGCCTGCTATCGGGCTTACCATCAGGAATCTGTCCAGGTTGCTGAGGCGCAATGATAATCCGCTGTGTAGTCGGGTCAGCTCGAGGCAGATCGAGCTCATCGCGAACCCACTTCTCGATAACGTCATCAGGAATGATGATACCAGACCCTACGAAGTTACGAATTGCGAACGATATCGTTCGCCAGTCGACTGTATCGCCGATTCTACGCACACGGAGCTCAGGATACTCGTCAACCTCGCCCCAATTCCACTGGACGAGTTGTGGAATACAGTACTTGTTGAACACATCTCGTACGGTATCTGCAATATATCGTGTAGCCTTCAGGAACAGTTGCTGCTGTTCCTCTTGAGAGGTACCTGCAGGAGAGTTTAGGAACTGTCCTAGGATGTTCCTTGCGATCAAAAGATCATGATGTTCTGCAGAAGCAAGAGCATTTACAGGCTGGCCCTCTAGCTTAAGGAACGATATCTCCCACATAGGAGGCACGATGACGTGTGCCTTCTCATTGGTTCGCAGGTTTCTACCGATCTCTTCAGCAAGAGCTAGATCAGCAGGCGTATAGTTCGGAGGCAGTACGATCAGTGGGATACCAATACCATGACGTTCCTTCTGAACGGCATCGATCTTGTAGAAGTTCTCCTTATAGAACCAGTGCTTATAAGCAGATCGAAGGACAGAAGTACCAGTGACGTTACCAGCTTCCATCTCATAACTGAAGACGGCGGCCTTCCAAATAGGGATTTCGATCTCCTCCCCACCCATAGGAGGAGTCATACAAAAGCCATTCAGTCCGCCATTAGCATCGAACTTCCACTGATAGATATCCAATGGATGTCTAGGAGCGAACTTCTGCCAGATAACCTTACCATCTTTAAGGGTGAACACCTTCTCAAATGCATAGTGACCATAGTCAAGCATGAGGAGGATCTCAGTCAGAAGTTGATTCCACGAAGTAGTCATCCACTTGAATAGATTGTCCTCAACAAACGTAGCGATCTTTCGATCAGCCTTCTTGTCCGTTCCAGCTTCGACATACCATCGAGCAGCAAGAACAGGAGTCTTGACTAGTCTGAGTGTGGCACGAACCTGTCCATCAGACTTCCTCATACGGTCGAAGACATTCAACCCAGCCTGGCCGCGCAACTCAGGATTGTAGTCATCACGAACCATGAAGTTGTAGTTCGTCTGACCTGTTGTACCAAGCTCACGAAAGTTAGGACGTGTAGGACTACTATCCAGAATGGGATAGTCGGAGGCTTTAACGATAAGACCCCCATTACCGCGTACCTCTACACCCTCAATCGGAGTGTAACGCTTGACGAGTTCATCATACGTCATTGTGAGTTGACGCAGCGCGGTCCCTGTCTCCGACAGGGACACCACAGGGTCGGGGATAGTATTCATCAGAACTCCTTAGTCATCACGAAGATACCCCGCTCAGACCTATCGAGGTTTCCCAATCCTGTGAGCCCGTTGACAGCAGCCACATCAGTAAGATGTGAATTAGCACCCAAGTCGTAAATATGGACAAGAGCGTAACGCAGAGCATCCAGAGCATGGTCATCGATGCCCTGAGCAATCTCGCGAGGATTGTGACCTGCTGTTCCTGCTTTTGCACGGTAGTTCCCGAACTCTCTGATCGTGTTTATACATGAGGGATCCACAAACAGCCTCGGTGCACATAGAGGAGTCCCATACTCATCTATCTCACCGATCTGCTGAAGACGGAGGAATCCCTTAACACGATCTACACCTGCACGCCAGTTAGTCTTGGAATCTGGACTTGCGATACAAGGTGCGAAGTTCTGAGTAACGTATGCAGCAGCCTCAGGATCTGCTGCATCACCAAATGTACAATCGATCTTGTAACCTGCAGGTTGCTTTCTCTCACGGAGGATCTTTACATGCTCTGAGAGTAGTTCGTATGACTTGTAATGCTCTCGCCATATATAGACATTGTCCCAAGGATCGATCTGGAACTCAATAGCAGCCAAAGGGTTGACGAAGCCCCAGTCGAAGGCGATGTAGTTCTTCCAGGCAGGGTTATATAGGTGCTGCTTAACGTGTGTCGTCTCGTCGAACTCACCATAGATACGGCCGACGAATGACGAGAAGTCAGCTCCAATCTCCTGCATGAACCACTCTTCAGTGGTTGTCTTCTCAAGCAGAAGGATCTCTGGGTCCTGTCTTCCTCCAGGGAAGACAATGGGATTATCCCAGCTAGGGAATCGCCACGAGGCGAATTCCTCTTCACCCTTCATGCCGAGAAGCCAGAGATCATAGTACCAGTTCCTACCCTCAGGCGTTGTGGGGAATGTAGCCCATCCACGCCTATCAGCAAGAGCAGGACGAATATATCTCTCCCAAGTGACCTTGGAGTGCTTAGCTGCCTCAGACATAATAGCACCTGATAGACCCTCACCAACAAGAGTCTCAGGATGAGTAGCAGAGCGTACTTCGAGTCGGGTACCCCATGGGAACTCTATGTACATGTCACCACTACGCTTGTTGTATGCCTTCTTAATTCGCTTATCTCTACCAAGCTGCTGTCTGATGATCAGGTCATCCCAGACAACACGGAACTCTTTCTCACCAAGATCGTAGGTAGGACCTACGATCCAGTAATAAGCCTTCTCACGCCTGAATAGCTGTGGCTCGAGATCTTTCCCAGCCATAGTACTCTTGCCAAAGCGACGCCCACAACAAGGAAAACGGAAGCGTGCAGGTGATAGATGGAAGTGCCACTGAGCAGCTGAATGAGGTTTGTACTCGATGCGCTCAAAGAAGCGACTCTTATCAACAATTGCTGTCACAGTGATGCGACCTCGACACCGATCATGGATGTCTTCTGTCCTGTAGGAGCACTTAGACCAGGAGTTTTAGCACCAGCTGCGCCAGTATTAGACCAGTTAGCTGCATATACCGTATAGGTACCCGAGTTGAACGAGTACACTACTTCATCAGCAGCTACGTTAACGGTACGCCAAGTGCGAGCACCACTCAGAGCGTTCCAGTCAGCTTGCAGGAAGGCCAACATAGAGCCCGCAGCAGTAGTTGTAAGTGAAAGACTAGGAGCCTCAGTAGTGTTTGTCTCTTTGGCTGAAGTACCATAGGCACCATTTCGGTATACAAACACTACGAAACCTGAGTGAGCATGACAAACACAGGCTACGCTCAATGAGGAATCAGTAGTGACAGGAGCAGTCCAGCCACCACTCCAGCAGTTGCTAGCTGTGGCATTAGTCTGTCTGGATGTATACGTGAGCCCTCCACCTGAGGGAGTACCCACAGTGAAACCTGAGTCCTCTCCAGCACCCAAAACAACTAGGAAATCACCATTTAGTACAGAGATACCTGTGATAGTCTTGGTCGCAGGATTACCTTCATCACCCCATGTTGATGCAGTAGCTGATACCAGTTGGAGAGTAGCAGCTACAGCAAACCGATGAGGCCTCAGGATCATACTCACGGGAAGGTCCTATATCCAAGGAACCAGAGCTTGAGACCTTTAGTTCCTGTACCTGCAGTATCTATATCAACAGTAACTTCAGAGTCATCAGTCATAGCCGATGTAGAGATAACAGCAGTAGTCGCAGCAGTAACCGACGTCTTCTCACTCACATCGATCGTCAACGTCGTGCTGAAGATTGATGCACCGCCTTGATTCACATCAACTGCAGGATTACCTGAAGATGAAACTGTATTCACATTCGCCCGTACAGACGTCAGCGTAAAGGCGAAAGGCCATCTGAACGTAACCTTAGCAGTGCCAGTAGTGAGAGCTGTCGTCTCATCGGAGACTGCGATTCCAATCTCCACAGGGAGTAAGGGCTTGTGTGCCATGATCAGAGCACGAAGATGTTCGAGCCGTTGGAGCAGAGCGTGACTGATTCATACTGCTGTGAGAGAGCACGAGTTGCGGCTCCATCAATCGTCTCTGAGGCATTCGGATCAACAGTTACAGCGTTTGCACCCGAATTGACTCGCTTGATGGTTAGTGTCTTTGTCCACGTGCTAGCAGCATGTAGGGTCACACTGAATGCACCACCGGCTGCATCACATAGCAACACATCATCAGAGGTGGTAGAGGTATATGCCGTAGACTTAGTAGCAACAGTAACAGTAACTGTAGCAGTAGGCGTAGCATAGCTCTGATCGCCTCTAAGGAACGTCGTGCTATTAGCCGTACCGCTACCGAGATTTGCAGTAGCAACCTTAGAACCTGCATCGAGGCCACAATAGCCACTAACTGCACCCTTATTGGTCAGCAGCTCAGTAGCTGAACCTTGAGCTGCTTGCTGCGCACCCGTACCGAGAGTCCTAAGACCAGCAGTACCAGCAACGGGATCGATGATGGCTGCACTAATATCTGCACCAACGATTGTCCCATCAACAATCGCATCAGCAGCAGGCTTGTGAGACATTTCTAGATCACCATCCAGTTTACATTGTCAGAGGAGACAGTAACTGACTCCCATTGCATATCCAACAGGTAGGTCGAGGCACCATCGATGCTTTGACTCAAACTTGTAGTCACCGTAACGATGTTGGCGCCACTGTTCGCCCTCTTGACAGTGAACTCTAGGCCCGCATTACCCAGTGCAGTAGGCAGAGTCACAGAGAATGCTCCAGCTGAAGCGTCTGCCTTATGCCTATAAACACTATCACCAGTCAGTAGTGTGGTAGCACCACTTAGCGTAACCCAAGTCTTGTCGCTGCTGCCTCCGCCACTTGGCCAAGCCCAAGGGACCCATACACCTCCTTGGTATCTCAGACCATTACCTGCAGCAAGACCAGCTAGATTAACATCGCCTAGTGCACTCAATAGCGCTGCAGGACCAAGAGCCGAAGGTGATACAGCCAACGCTCCTAGCAGTGTCTGAGCACTACTCGTCTTCAGAATCAGAACAGCAGAACGGTTACCCACCTTAACCGAATAGTACGTGTTCTGTCTCTGAATATCAGCGTTAGCAGGTAAGTCAATCACCAACACGCCGCCAACACCTGTCACGCCCTGAACAGCCTCCACTAGCAAACCACTAATGGTAAACTCTCTCAGGACATTACCATTCAGGTCCGATAGCCAAGCAGTGACTGGACAGCCTACTAGCGGTGCACCTGAATCATCAAGAGCTGTGATAGTTAGCTGCGACATCTATCCGCGCGGCTTACTTGGTCCTGGTACCACGACCAGTACGCATACCACTACGACCAGCACCCATCACCTTCGAAGCAGCACCCTTCTGAGCAGGGCTCTTGCGACCAGTAGCCGCAGTGCTCTTCTTGGCAGGCGTAGCCGCACCACGACTACCCTTCATCGTTTTGCCTGCAGGAACCTTCTTAGCTGCCATGTCCAACCGGTCCTTGTCTCTAACAAACCCCACAGGGTCTTGCGGTGGATTTCTGAACTCAACCAGCGTGATCGCTACGAGAGGATATTAAAGAACACATTAGTGCCCTTCATACTGGTTGCAAGAGCAATATTCGACAAACTCTGATTGCCCTTAGTACGCCTATCACGATCGACAATCAGCAGATTGACCGTTGAGCCCGTACCAGCACTCACCACCTTTGCGAGGTAAGACCTACCCTTCGCATCACGATACGTGGCGGTTCTGTAGCCACCTTCGACTTTGCCTCGCTTGCGCATTGTCCCTTGTGCCATGTTGGTTTAGTTCTTTCCTTAGGCCAATTAGCAGGCCGTACCGTTGTTAGCAAGCCGCTCTGCAGTGGTCACTACATCAGCGAGCAGAGCCTCTAGGGGCTGGAGAGCAGCACTGTCGATCTTCTCGTCACCAATACGGCCGAGCTGACGATCCACAATATACTTAGCAGCGTCTAGTCTGGTCTTCTCGGTAGTCGAGTACAGAGCCAGATTAATGATGCTGCGAGCAGCTGCAGGTGCTGCTTGCTCTAGATGTCGACGAGTCTGAGTACCGTAGTCAGCGATACCCATTTCCTTCTCTGTAACAGCATCAGCAAGAGCTTGCTCTACATTCCAATCAGCATAAGACCGTGGGTTTGTAACAGAATCCCAAGCTTTGCCGGTGTCGTCCGAGTTGCCGCCGCTGTTGCTTGTGTCGTCCATCAGTATCAAGACCTCCTCATCTTGAGTATATATTAGTCCGAGAGTTGAAATCAACGTGAAGTTATATCCCTTCAATGTAACACAATATATTCCTTCATTATACAGAAGAGACCCACCGTCGGAGCTGCGTCATGAAGCACCTCACTGAATATAGTTCCGTCGTGGTGTTGCGACTTTGAAAAATCTGAAAAATCCGTTGAGAATACCAGTATTCTGTGTTATAATATAATTAAAGAAAGGAACGGAAATAAAGTAAGGTTGTAATTAAGATCTGTGTGTGTGTGTGGTACTTGTAACTTGACAATCTATCTTACATGTGTGAACGTGTGAACGTGTATACAAACAAGGAGCTAATAATGAATGAGATCACTATCACTGTTGATAACGTTGCTGAGGTTGTTGAGAACTTCTTCAGTGACATCAAGACAGCAACTCCATACAAGTTTGCTGCTCTCTTGTCTAAGGTGTCCGGTATCAATGTCCGTCCTCAGATGATGTACAACTATGCTAAGAACAACAAGTCATTCCGTGAGGCTGTGAAGGTGAATGCTGAGTTTGGTCTGAAGTATCTGGAACGTGACTTCATGATCCAGTTCTCAATCAAGTACATTACCAGGAATGTACTTGGTGTGAAGTAACCTGGAACAGTGACTAGGATGGGCCCAGATAATGGGCCCATCCTAGGTGGGTAGGTGGTTCTTCAGGCGGTGAAAACGGGAAATACTTTTTCACGTTACAAGTGTTCTTTACCACACTCTTATAAACGCGTAGTTAACACTACCCGGAACTCGTCATTACTGATTTATAGATATATAACTATTATTATATATCCAATATATATATAGCTAATGATTTCCCTAGGTAAAGGTCTGCATTGGAAGGCCAGGATTCACCCAAGATTTCACCCAGGATCACCCAGAAATTGGTCAGGATCACCCAGGATTTCATTCACATTGCGAACATTCGATACAAATTACAAATTACACATTGATGTGCTCCTTTTATCTCCTATATACTTAAAGATACTTGTACTTAAAGACACGAGGAGACAGGTCAAAGAGTGACAAACCCTTCAGGCCGAACTGACAGCAACTCCACTTCAGCCGTACCACGAAGGAAGGGGCCCAAGGCAAAGTACCCATGGGCCCAGTGGTTCGATGGCGAGTGGCATGAGGCCCCTTCCTACGTGTACGGACCCGAATGCACAACGCATTCATTCGTGACCCAACTGCACCTCAAGGCACGTCGGACAAACATGTGGGTTGAGACCGAGACCAAAGGCAGCACAGTGAGGTTTCGCTTCCACGTCATCGAGGCCCAGCGTGCCTAGTGCCATTGGTGAGCACAAGGAATGCACCAAGTGCAAGACCGTCAAGCACATTGACGAGTTCTATCGTGATGGTCGAACCAAGGATGGGTTCACGTACTACTGTAAGTTATGTAAGATTGCTACGGTACAAACGGCCCAACCTACGAACGCTATGCTCAAGCGGCAACTCGAACTATCCGAGACCCTGGTCAATTGGTTCAGAGCACGACTGCCCGATCTACTTGACCCAAGAACTCTAGAGGTCGTTCGTAGGATTCTGGACGAGGAGACAGGTCTAGACCCTAAGTGGCCCAGGCCCAAGCCCGAAGCAATAAAAGGCGTACATGTTGTGCCCGATGTTGTGCCCTTCGACGTGAACACGATGTTCGATGCCGATGGTAACTGGATCGGCCCACAATAAAATTTCGAAAGCAACCCTTGATTTTGCCTCTCGACGTATGATATAATTATACACAGAAGGAGTAGGATGAAGATGGTTCGAGACCAGTGTGGTACCGACGAGATCAGTGACCTGACAGTCGCAGGTCGTGCTCGAGAGTTCGGCCTGTCTACGCCTCAGCGAGCGCGTCAGTTGTACCTCAGCTCATGGGCAGTCGAGGACTGGTACGTGTTGAACAGTCTCTATACCAGTCCAGCTGAGAAGACCAAGGTGATGGAGATTACATTCTGACATGATGCATAAAAAGCGTACAGGAGAACTAGCGGTTTGTTACATGTGCAAGAACGACAGGCATGACCTGTGCGACACTGGTGAGCATTACTACTGTCACTGTACTGTATGCCAACCGCCCTGTCCACTCAAGTGCATCGGTAAGTCACGACATCAGAAGGTCAAACTACCGAGGTGCACTGAGTGCTTCCTCGAGCACTGTACCTGTAGCACGCGCTAATGGAATGAGGACAAATGGACGACACGATTGCGACTGAGGCCAGACTGGCAGAAGGGAACTGGTCTAACGTAGGTTGGGACCTAGATATAGAAACCGTGAGGTTGTGGCTCGAGGATATCAATGACAACTACGATGGCGATATCAACAAGGCAATCAGTACTCTCAGGTGGGAGCTGATCACCTTATTGACGGAGGTGATCCCCAAAGCCCGTACTCGGGCAAGAAGCCATCTCCGTCGAGAGGACATCGAGTTCAACGTGGTGGAACTGGCCAGACTGCAATCGATGCGTGACCATCTGATCAACTGGAGCCCTTCCGAGAATGCTGGCTGATGAGATACTCAGGGGTACGGAAGTCAATTCTCTCGTCTGCACTTGCTAGTGCGACCGTTGTAGCTGTAACCACTAGCACAGCCACCCTGTGGGGTTGTGCTTCGACAAGAACCCGGTTGACCGAAGTCGCTGTCTGCACTGAGGGTGAGCCATGTTGGGACTGTAACACTATAGGCAATGTACAGTGCGGCCCAGGAACCATTTCTGTTAGCAAGGCTGAAGGAGAGGCTCATGCTAAGCAACAGGAACTTGGTGACAACTGGAACTGTTGGGCAGAGGTGAATAGCACAGCACCAGGCAACTACGAAGTAATGTGTGATTACACAGGTAGCTAGAACACAGGGTGGTGTGGTTCTTCGAATGGTGACAGGAACACAAACTCAGGGGGTAGGAAGTGCTACATTACGTTGCCGAAGTGCCTGACTTTTTCGAGACATACGAACGTATCACTCGAAGCATACCGACCAGATCAAACGATTATAGGATCGGACAGTATGTCTTTAACCAGCTGTATAAGATACGTCCAGATGTAGCCAACAAGATTCGCGGCACAATAGCAGACCCATACTACTGGGACGATGCAGATTGGCGCGAGGCCTCTAACCGTGGGCAAGCTGGGCGAGTGTACATGTTCTGGTATCGTGTAATAGACCTTTGGGAGGAGGTGTGACACCTAACGAATGGTGGAACAAGTACGCTACAGAACGTGGTAAGCAGATGCTTCACGACCACAGCCTTGTGACACCTGTAGAACTAGCCAAGGCAAGACGTATTAGTCCACAGGTAATCTACAACTATATTCGTTCAGGACGTATAGGTGTTGAGTACAACAGTTCGGGTAAGAAGGTGATACTGACAGACGAACTGTTCAGGTATCTCCAGAAGTTCCTAGACAAAGAGCAAGCTAAGCAAGATAGGTTGGAACGAGAACTCAGAGGTGAAGTATAGTAACATGATTGTTGTACACCACATCTTGGTGGTTCTTGGTTGGTGGCTATTTAGTAGCATCATATTGGTGTGCCTACTCGCTATGAGGAAGGAAGGCCAGAGACTTGCAGCCGAAGACGCCAGACAAGATCGAGGTCGGCGACCACGTTCTGATTGCAGGATGTGAGTTCGAGGTCAAGGCAAAGCAGAAGTACAAGCACACCCACGATGGCATTCTGGAGTGGTACCAGTTCACTCTTGATGACCAGATGGATGACTCGTGGCGAGAGAACACTGGTAGTCTGCAAATCGGACGTGCTACTGACCAGCTAGTAGACGTTCTCGAACATGGTGAGTCACCCCCACAGGCTAACTGGAACTCGGGGTTGGAAGTATACGGTCCGAAGATTACACGGAGCTCGCTCCGCAAGAGGTTCTGGAGCTCGCTGCGTCGAGGCTCAGGATTCCTACTGAGAGATACACCACGTATGCTAATCGTTCTGTTGTATTTGCACTTCGTACTCGCCAGTCCAGACACGAGTGCTCGACACTGATAGGAAGGTCAGTTATGAAGACTCGATCATACGAGATGGGCTCGAGGATTAGTCTGATCATTGGCGACTACAACTACGGTAAGAGCTGTGCCGAAGTAGGTCACAAGACATATTACTTCGTTCCCACGCTCCACGATCAGAACATGATCAGCGAGGGTCGGAGGATCCTGAGCGTCAAGATGTCCTTGCATCACAGGACAAGGTGATTCGAGTGGTGAGCTCGATGGGTCTTGGTGTTAAATACTAACCCAAACTCAGGGGAATACAATGACACGTTCAGGCTCGGTAGCATACAAGATCTGTGCTCGCTGCAAGGAGCACGTTCGCACAACGGAGTTCACGCGTACCGACGGTAAGCTGAATTCATACTGTCGCCCTTGCAGCAACGAGATCGCGCACGAACGTTACTTCGCACTACATCGACAGACAACTAACAGAAAGAAGTAACTGACTAATGCATAAGTCAAAGGTCGCTCTCGCGGCCCTCCTATCAACAGCAGCTCTTGCGAGTTGCGAACCTGGAGCTACCACTACCGAGGGTAGCAACTTCGAAGGTTATGGCCTAACCAGTGAGTCGTTCAAGAACGCTCAGGGTGAAGGTACCGACACTATCAATATGACTGGTGATGACGTCTTTGCCGTTGCAACCTCACCCAAGAGCAACCAGGGCAGCAACACTCGAACGGTCTTTGTAACCAAGTCTAGCCAGACAGCAGCTGACCAAGAGCTGTGCACGACGTGGCTCGGGAAGACCGATCCTAATGTTCAGCCAGGTGTGATGCTTCGCTGGGATGGCTCCGAAGGGATCAGCTTCACACAGAACATCGTGTATGGTGTGTACAATACGATCAACGCACACGTCTGGAATACTAACAAGCCCGTCGGAGGACCACAAGGGAACAGTCGATTTGAGATGATCGGTCAGTTCCAGTTGAGCGAGTTGAACGACAAATCCTTCCCGTGGAGATTCTGTGCACGAGTTGCTGGGCCAGTTCTGCAGTTCAAAGTGTGGCCCACGAATGAATACGAACCAGGCTACAGCCACGATCTTCAGACTGATGTGATGCACATGGGACAGACAGGCATCTATGTTGGACACGTCAAGGCAGGTCATGCGGCAGCCTTTAGCGATACAACCACAGGGACGCTGTGATGGGTTGGCTCGATGATGACGATGTGAACGAGCAAGCGAAGCAACGAGCTGATCGTGAACGTCGTTCACATGACGATGCACGTATGCGTGACGAGCTATACAGACGAACTCGCGACCCTCAAGCTGCTCGAGATGCAGCGGACAAGAAAAAGAAGGAAGACCAAGATAGGCAGAACCTAGATGAGAGACGTCAGGATCTCTTCCGTAAGGCACAACGAGAGTGGCGGGCATACGAGGATGAACTTCGACGACGCAATAAGTAACAGCACGCCTCGAGGCGTAGAGACGTTCGAGCGCCTAATCATCTACGAAGACTACGACCTCGACGGTAAGGGTCTTGATCGAGATCAAGATCACAACGGCTGCGAATACCACACACCACGCCCTGTGGTGTCTCTGAGGAAACATGGACCCCGCAGTCTAAGGAGACCAAATGGTTGATGAGAATGACGACTACGAGCTCACGCCTATGAAGGATGCCAGGGAGCAAGTCGAACGAATCCAGGCAAAGATGCATGAGATGGAGGCACGTCTAGAGGAACTGACTCCGAATCTGCGCAGCGGTATTCGAACGGGCGACGAGACGCGCGAGTTAGTTGTCGAGTACAAGAAACTGGTCATAGAGTTCGATCACGCTTGGGGTGAGTTCGATGCTGCTCGTGAGACCCATAGAGCTACCCTCCAGCAGGACAAGATTATAAGTTATCTGAATGCTAAGGATATCGAACAGAGATTGGATCTTGGGCCTGAGCCTGATTCACCTGCTCATTGGAGGGAGCAGAAGCTACAAGAGCTTCGCCAAGAGGCCCTTGAGGGGGTGAATTCTAGGCCTCAGGTAGGTTCACCTGAAGAGATGCGACAAAGGCTTCGTAGTCCTCAAGCTGGTCTGACCCTTGACCAGAAGGCCATGCTGTCGCAACGCTTGCGTGCTATCGAAGGGACGATAACTGCACATGAGTACAGGTTGGGCAACTGGGTTAACAACACCGATGCGTGGGACAACTATAGCGATGTCACAAGACAGATTGCCGAGGAGAAGCTTGCCGAGGAACAACAGATCGTCGATAAGCTTAAGGAAGAGGCTTCCAACCTGCGTGAGCGACTCGGACTTGGTCCCGATGACGATCCTGGACTAGCAGTTAAGCCTGATGATCCTGAGCCTACTCTTGATCCTAGTGACAGCGTGAAGCTGCAAGCAGACCAAATGCCTGAGGCAAGGCTAGAAGCAGAATCAAGACTTAAGCCAGAGATCCCTCCAGTTGACATCGATGAGGAGCAGCTGCTCAAGTACAGGGAGACCTCGGCAGCATATCGTGAGGCTATGCTTCAAGAGAGTCAGAAGGAGTCACTCAGGTCAGTTGCAGAGCTCAAGGCAATGACACCTGAAGCACGTGAGCATCTGCAAGAGACTGTGCGTATATCAAAAGAGCTCGTAGGGAGTATGAGCAGTGCTCCTGAAGTGAGACTCAGGCGCGTTAGCAAGATGAAGCTCGGCAGCAATAAACTGAAGAACCAGTTGAAGCTGCGCTGAGATTCTTCTCGAACCCTCTTGATTGGGTCCATCGACTTCAATTATAATTTGAATAGAAGAGCGAGCGAGGAGACGAACTTGAGGCGTGACCCGAAAGACTATGAGAGTGTCGGACTCATTCACAAGCTCAACAAGCTCGATCAAGAGGAGGCGAACCGAAAGAGCCTGCCTCATCCGTACAAGAAGCATACGTCCAATCCAGGCGACGATGACTACGTGGAGGATGTACTGTGAGCAAGATGAGGTTGACCATCGTCAAAGAGTGGGACATCGATCCCAATTTGTACGTTGGCATAGTGAAGGACCATAACGATCCCAAGGCTTGTGCTGACTTCGAGGATCGTCAGTACAAGAATAACGAGGTCGGTCTTGAGGACTATCTCGATAGGGCAGATGGGGAAGATGATCCCGAGGTGACCTTCGAGGTTGTTAAGAACTAAGTCGCGCCTGACGTACTCTCAGGAGTACATCAACGTTGATGTGCAGGCAGCGAGCGGGTCATCGGCACAGCGCGGTGTCGGTGACCCAATCGGTGCAAGCGCTAAGTGACACCCCCTCTCGTCACTATACTAGTTCGCCAACTAGTCAAGCGGTACCTTGTACCAGGGCTTGGCTCGGCAGACATCTTTGCAACGGGAGTCTGCCGAGTCAGTCCTTGTCCAAACATACCCACAGGAGCTTTGTGTCGTTCGAGTTTACTGGCGAGCGTGCCGACGAGGCACGTGACGCAACCCTTTCTTACATGAAGGACCTACTAGACGTCTTCGAGACTGCTACCACGAACATTCGACACGAGATCGAACAGGGTCCGAGGCATCTGCCTTGTATTCTAGCCAACCTCGTCGTACAGGGTGGTCTCATCGACGAGTGGAATGCGATGGTAGCTGCGAAGCTCGGACCTGAAATGTATAGCACGGCTGTAGAGCAAGCGTCTGAAATGTATATCGAAGTTCATGCACGTGCGTTCAATAGGATGACGATCGAGGAAAGGCTGACCCTTCTTCAAAGGCTTATAGCAACAGCACAAATCCAAAGTGCTAGGAGGAACAACTAGTGACCGTCAAGCGCAGTGCTATCGAAGTGCTAGAAGACCTACGTCTTCGGACTGAGCCAAGGCGCTTTCTGGTTACGAGGAAGTTCATGGATCCTCGTCGAGGCAATAAGGGTATCGAGAATCTGGTTGTGCGAGCGGATAATGCGGCTGATGCAAGTCGCTTGGCTAGCCTGACAGTGTACGATGACAACATCTCTTTCAAGCTCGAGATGGAACGCAAGCGAATGCACGCGTGGTGGGAATCAGATGGTTGGTTGTACCCCGATAAGGTAATCAAACGCCTAGGAGTGAACAATGGCAGATAGTACCAACCCTACGCAGCTGGAGTTGCTGGATCTGACTCATCGAGTCGATGCCATCGAGGAGGATGGCAACCTCGTGAGTAGTATGGCCCTAAGCCAGCGCATTCATGCTCTCGAGGCAGAGCATGAGCGTCCGAAGGACAAGTTCGATGTCGCAACCCTCATCGGTGAGCACCTCGAGACTCAGCACGGCATCGAGGTCGTCGAGGTTAACGAGAAGACTCAAGGTCCCTTGGGAGGCACGAGTTCGCAGGTTCTACTCAAACTCGTTGCACCTCGAGGCACATACAGGTATGTCGCAGTGAACGTCTACGATGATGGTACCATCCAGAAGTATGGCGCTGCGCGTGTACAGGCAGCGTCTGCTCAGACCATCATGCACACTGTCAAAGAAGGTGACCTCCTACCGTAAGTCCCAGAAGATTTCACAGCTGACCACGTGAAATGCTCCGCGTGGGAGTTGTATAATAAATCAAAGATCAAGCGCAGCAGCGCAATGAGAACAACCCAGGAGAACCTATCATGAGCATGTACGATGACACCGAGCAGGAGCAGGAGCAGGATGGCATTCAGGGTCTGGCGAGTGAGCTGACTGATGATGACGCTCCCACCGATGAGACTCCTGCCACTGAGAGCGATGAGACGCCTGAGGCTGCAGCGAAGCCCGTGTCGACCAAGACGGCTGTGCCTGACGGCCACGAGGCTCCTGTCGCCTTCGCTCGCCGAGTCGATCCGAACATGAAGCCGCAGGTGATGTATGGCTACGTCAGGGGTAACCCTGAGCTGAAGAAGATCCTTCACGACCTTGGCGAGACGGCCAAGCCGCGCTTCGTGATTCCGATCAACGAGGGTCTTGAGTGGTGGGGGAGCATCCAGGCTAAGCGTGCTGCGCGTGCTGCCGCTACTGTTACCACCACCCCTGTCGCTACGCCTCCGGAGGATGTCCCCGTCGAGGCGTGACGATGTGGAGTGACTGGTGACCTACTAGGGCATCTTTGCAATGGATTCCTTTCGGAGCCAGTCACTCCACACCAGGTTAGGTAAGCTCAATTGGCAGAGCTCCGGGACGCCGGGTGTGTAGGTTCGAGTCCTACCCTTTCCACATCGGGGGAGTCGGTGCCCGTGACCCTGAAAGATGGCCTGTTCTCGGCGAACGGGCATCGGCTTCCTCTCAGTACAGGGTCTAACACTAGGTAAGAGTCGAAGCCCGAAACAGTGTTGGCCGGGCCTGATCACCTTGTTCGATCGTATGAATACAACAGAGCGCTCCAACCCCTGAGTGCATCCTAGACTAGCCCGACAAGTCGACCCAACTGGTGCTCCCTCTCCCTGCACCCATAGGTCCTTGTCGGGCTAGTCTTCTCTTTCCGATAGGTGGTACAAATGGTCCATAACAGTCCGACAGGTGAAGATCCTGAAAATTATACCATCCTAGTGGTAAATTCTGCTATTACCAAACCTAAGATTCAGAGCAAGGAGTTCAGCAAAGCATCTATGGCCCTGTGGTGTGTTGTGATCATAGCCGGGTTGGTACTAGAGGCTGTTGGCTTGCACAGCATCAACGACTCTTGGCCGCCACTAACACACATCGTTGTCACGTACGTTCCACAAGCAGCTACTCTGGGCTTCATTGGTTGGCTGAAGAGCCACTTCACCGAAGCTTACGAGAGTGACTGACCTACTTGGTGTTCCTTGGGACAACGATGATGAGGATGAACCCTACGATCGTGAGATAGATTGGGAGCTACTGCTCACAGAAGAAGAGGACTACGAAAGGGATCAGGATGACAAACGATGACAACAGTGATGAGTGCTCAGAGTGCTATGCAAGAATCTGGCTAGTCGACGGGAACGTAAGCGACGATGAAGAAGGCACTGTCGAGCACGATTGTCCAGGAGAACCTGACGATGACTATGAAGCCTGACGATTTCAAGCCAATGCTTGCCTGTCCTATGGACATGAGCAAGATGAGTAAGTATGAACACTACTCGATGGAAGTCAAGCTAGACGGTGTGCGCTGTATTGCTATCAAAGACCCACAGGGCAAGGTGTCGCTGTGGACACGTCAGGGTAACGAGATGACTCACAAGCTCAGACATCTCGTCGAGCAACTTCGAGGCATTCGAGGCTCATGGGTTCTTGATGGTGAGATCGGTTACTCAGTTGCTGATGAGGACCTTACCTATGATGATCAGCCTGTTGTGATTGATATGGATTTCAATGCGACGATTCGCATCGTCGGTAGCGATCCTGATGTTGCAGAGCTTAAACAGCAACGGAACTATCACGAGGGCCGAGGACGCATTGACTTCGTTGCCTTCGACATCATGCATAAAGGTAACTATCCTGCTTATCGACTTGAACAAGAGGAACGTCGAAGAGGACTCGTGCACCTCTTCACCAACCAGGTTAGTCAGCCAATGAATAACGTGAAGCTCGTCACTTCATATCCTCGATGGGATGATTCCATCTACGAGTACATTGTGAATCGTGGAGGCGAGGGAGTCATCCTCAAGAATCCTGAAGCAGCTTACCAATTCGGAAAGCGTCGAGCGAACACTTGGTACAAGATCAAGAAGTTCGAAACGGTTGATGCTAGGATCATCGGGTACAAACTAGGTGAAGGCAAATACAGGAGTCAGATTGGCGCACTACATGTCGCACCAATTATCGAATCGACCTTGATAGACACGCTTACTTGGGTTAGTGGTATGACAGACGTCGAACGTCAGCATATGACTGAGCACTTCCCTACAGAGTACAAGAACAAGATGTGCGAGATCCGTCACTTCGGATTCGTTGGTCAGTACAAGGAAGGACTCCGACACCCTCAGTTCCTACGTATGCGACCTGATCTGGATGTATCTTGATTTGCTCCATCTGTCTATTATATAATTATACAACAAGTTGACAGAGGAGACGAGTGGCGAGGTTCCTACTACTTAGGTTTACAGAGAGTCAGGTAGAGATTCTCGAGGCACTACTCGAAGGGTGGGTTGAAGAGCTCGAAGCAACTGAAGAGAAGGTTAAGACAGATAGGATCTACGACACAGTCGAAGAGCTTCTAGAGGCTGTAGATAACATGCGGAACATGAGTAGTGACTCTAAAGAAGCCCTTCAGGAACTAAGGAAGGTGAGAAGGAATGTCAGCCCCTCCGGCGAACTTTGAGCACTGCACCACCATCTATGATATGATGGCTACAGAAGCAAAGACCGAAGAGATCGATGGTACGTCTACCCTTGTTTGGGAAGGACATACTACTAAGCTGTTCGAGAAGGCTGCTCTTGCGCAGCCCTACTACACTTCAGTTCTACACAAGCTGAGAGCAATGGGTTGCATTCTTCAGTTGCAGCGTGGAGGAGGAGGAGGATTCAGTAAGTGGGCCCTACTCACCTCTCCTACTCTATCGGTGTTCGATGCTAGTAAGGATCGAGCCTCTGGCAGACCTACGCCTGCAGACATTCAGAACCAGCGGCTGCGCGATGTTATGAACCTGATTACTACAGTCAATAGTCATATGGATAGTGTCGAGTCCTGGTTACATAACCTAGATAAGGATGTCAATCAGCTTCTCATCGATGTGGAGGCGCTGAAGAATGACGACTGATACCACCTTTGAAGAGGCGAAGCGCTGTCCTCGATGTACTCAACCAGGTGAGCAGATCAATGCGCATACAGAGCAACGCCCTCGTAGAGGTCTAGCTACTATCTATACCATCATTTGTCGCAACGAGCGATGCAACAGATTCGACCGTACGTGGATCATTCAGGTGAATGCAGATGGTACCATTCCCATCAGGCAGAAGGGAGCCAAGGAGTTCCCTAGTGCAAAGCGCATGGTGAGTATGGGTTCAGCATACGTAGATTACCTGAGAGGAGAGATGGAGAGAGGCGAGACTAAGGGTATTCAATAGTATCTCTCTTGAGGTCTAACTGAGGTTCAAAGAGATCAGTGATAACCTATCACGAGCGCTAGGTCAATCGAGTCTAATAGGAATCTAAATAGGTTAGACGAGAAGAGACTAGCGCTAGCGAGAGCTAAGAGCTTAGAGGTCAACGATGAAGATCAACGTATCAGGGAGTAGTGCACAGATAGAAGGACCAGGAGGGCGAGTTCTCTATGCACAACTAGCAAAGGTCTACCGCACACCATCCGAGAGTCGCCAAGGAAAGTTCCACTTCACCATTCTCGATCTGACTAGCCACGATCCGAAGTACCCGATGTGCACTTGTGAAGGCTATCAGTATCGTGGTAAGTGTAAACACGCTGATGGTGTATGGAAAGCTCATGCCAACGAAGCTCCTGTGGTGTCTGTTGAGGACAAGGACGGGTTGGCAAAGGAGCAGTAATGGATGATAATATGGCATTCGCTATTGCAGCTGTGCTCTGGTTGTTCATCGAGCTAGCACTACTGATCAAGAACATGATCCTGCTTCAAAGAGAGGACAAGCCCTGATGAAACCGAAGCTTCATATGTACGAGATAGGAGCAACGAGGATGAAGCAGCACAACAGCGGAGGTAGTTACAGAAGTAACTTCAGCCACAACGTTCTTACTGACTCAGTGACTCGTGCCCTGGAACTCTTCTTCGAGGAGTACCCTGGGGCTGATGTTCACAGCGTTCTGAAGCGCGACAAGGTAGACGGTATCCAATTCGATCCGAGGTTGGCCAATGACGATCAGAGTGATCCGAATCCTTGAGTATGAGTTCAGAGACGCCAAGGCGTACGAAGACGATCGGTATCAGTGGACTCACGGGGTCGAGGCACACAACATGACCATGCGGTGTGCTGTGCTATCGGTTGAGTTCCTGTCTGAGGAAGGAACAGATTTGGTAGGCAGAGCTTCCCACGAAAGGGATGACTAATAATGTATTATGAGTATGAGAAGAGACGTGTTGAGCGCGAGCGTATCCACAAAGCAAGGCGCATGACTGTTAAGCAGCTGAGAGACTTCATTCAAGGCCTTCCTGATGAGATGACTATCGTGGCCGAGGTACCAGACGTCGAGGGCGAGGTCCTGGGTGCTCATGTAGGTATACTCAATCGTCTTGATGAAGAGCAACTAATCCTGAAGATGGACTAATGAAGACACTCTATCAGTATCAGAAAGAAACGGTAGATAAGTTCAGCAATCAGGTAGCTGTTCTCGATGCTTCTGAGATGGGTACAGGTAAGACGTTTGTAGCTAGTGAACTCGATATGATACGAAGGGAACAAGGTAAAGGTCCTACACTAATCATTGCGCCACTATCTGGTACGATGAACACTTGGCGCAAACACTACAAGGAACAATATCCTCATCTGAAAGGTATCGTTTGTGACTCGAAGAACAGGACAAAGTTCGTGCGAGGTCTTGCGAGAACTGATTGGTATAATTACTACATCATCCACTGGGACGTGCTTCATAGAGAACTGGGTAGTCTCAATGGAGTACGATGGAACCACATCATTGCAGATGAAGCTCACAGGACTAAGAATCGAAAGGCACAAACTACAAGAGCTCTCAAGCGCCTTACTACTAGATACAAGTCAGCTCTCTCTGGAACGCCAGTCACAAATCGACCACAGGACCTTTGGTCAATCCTAAACTGGTTGTATCCAAGTAAGTGGAATGGCTACTGGAAGTTCTACGAACGCTACTGCGAATATACTATTGAGTATCCTTCTGGCTATCACAAGTTTAAGGGTGTACAAAACTATGAGGAGCTTCAGGAGCTAATAGATCCGTTCTTCGTAAGACACCTCAAGCGCAGTCCATGTTGTCCTCACCACCCACAGGGTGTTACCCCTTGGCTCCCTGATAAGACTTATGCTGATCCTATCTGGGTAGACTTGACTCCTAAGCAGCATCGTTCGTATGATGCAATGTCTAAGAACATGCTAGCTTGGGTTGGAGATCAGTTAGACAAACCTCTTGTTGCAGGTGTAGCTATTGCTAAGCTTGTACGTCTTCAACAGCTAGCACTAGCTCATGCAGATATCGATGAGGACTGGTCAGTCATTCTAACGGAGCCTTCATCCAAACTCGATGCACTCATGGAGCTTATTAAGGATAACGAAGGAGAGCAGATAGTTGTCTTCTCACAGTTCAGTAAGATCATCAAGCTCCTTTCTGCGCGTCTTAAGAAATCCAAGATCCCATCAGGTATCTTCACCGGAGACACCCCAGCAAGAGACCGAGAGAGGATTGTCCAGAAATTTCAAGCTGGGAAGCTTCGAGTGTTTGCTGGTACAATCAAAGCAGGAGGTGTCGGTCTCGATCTCTTCTCAGCCTCGACAGTGGTCTTCCTGGATCGTAGTTGGTCGCCCGCAGAGAATCTCCAGTCCGAGGATCGGCTGTGGCGTATCGGGCAGAAGAATTCAGTCACTGTATACGATATCATGGCGCGCGACACGGTAGATCTCGGACGCCGTCAAGCTATTCAGGCAAAGTGGAACTGGATCCAAGAGTTGCTAGGTGACCCTCGAGAGAAGCAGTTGAACAACCAAGACCTCGTTGATGATGCTACAGCACTAGCACGTCAGATCGCTGGCTTCTAAGAGTTACACTTGCTTGGGGCCGTTTGTCTAAAGTATAATGTTAATTACAAACGGGAGTAAAGTGTCTATGAAATATATCATCAGAACATCTGACCGTAAGAAGTTCAAAGAGTGTCGTCTGGCTTGGGACCTCGGGTCTAAGATTAGACAGAATCTAGAACCTATTGGTATCAGAACACCTCTTGACTTTGGTACTGAGATCCATGCAGGACTCGAACGCTGGTATGATCCTGCATTATGGGATGGACCACCTGGAGCACGAGCTGCTCTATCACAATTGGCCTTTCAGGAGCAGTGGCGCAAGCATCGGATGAGCTACGAACGAAACGGAGTCTTGTCTGTCGAAGCTATGGACGACATGCTTCAGCGGAAGGAACTCGGCACTAAGATGCTCGAGTACTACTTCTTGTGGTCAGCCAAACGTGATAAGGGACTCACTCCGATCTATACCGAGATTGAGTTCGAAGTCCCTATCATGTTGCCTACTGATGCTATTACACTCCCTGAGCACTTCGGTTTCAGCGTCGCATATGGGTTGCCAACCCTAACCTATCGTGACAGGGAAGTTGTCTATCAAGGTCGAATCGATCTGATCGTTCAAGACTCTGATGGTTACTATTGGTTGGTAGATCATAAGACGGCTGGACGCTTTGAGGACAATACGGAGTTCCTAGTTCGTGATGAGCAGTGCAAGTCATATGCTTGGGCTCTGGGTTGGCAACTAGGTATTAACGTTCGTGGTGTTATCTACAATGAACTCTACAAAGGTATTCCAGAAGCCCCTGCGCGTCTGAACACGATCCGTAAGGGTCTTTCCTTCTCTACGAATAAGACCCAGGATACAACCTTCGAGCTTGCACTAGAGACGTTTAAGGCAGAGGATAGGGCAGCCTTCAGAGCAGGCCTATACGATCCTTACTTGACGTTCCTCAGAACAGAAGGTAGAGAGTTCTGTAGAAGGAATCGAATCACTTATACACCCGAGATGCTAGAGATCTTGGGTAATCAGATCTGTCTCGAAGCGATCGACATGCTCTCCGATCCATATGTGTACCCAAGCCCTGACAGGTGGAAGTGCCGCTGGTGTGACTTCAGAACTCCATGTGAGAGTCTTCTGGATGGTCAACCTATCGATTGGATGAAAGAAACAATGTACATTAAGAGAAGCGATCAACTCGAGGTAACAAGCAATTGACTATTTCAGATGCTGATCTACAATCAGTTGTTACGCCCCGCGGAGTTCCTAATGCGTCTCCCCCGGTCCCTGTCAAAGCACTGACACCACAGAGCCTTGGTGGTCTCACCGTTGCTACTGTGCAGGAGTCAGCTAACACAATCAACATGATTCTGTATGGCGACTCTGGAACGGGAAAGACTCGACTCGCAGCTACGGCAGAGAACGTCCCAGCGATGTCTCCAGTGCTCTTCCTGGATATTGAGGGAGGCGTATCAAGTATTAAGCATCTGCATCCGACCATTAGTGTTATTCGTATCACTGCCTTCGACCAGATGCAGAAGGTGTACGATGCCCTCTATGATGGGAAACACCCCTATAAGACTGTCGTTGTAGACAGCCTCACTGAGGTCCAGAAGGTCGGTATGTACGGCATCATGGAGAAGGCCGTTATCAAGGACACTCAGCGCGACCCCGACCTCCCAGGTATTGGTGAGTGGGGTAAGAACACTGAGCAGATGCGAAAGTTCGTTAGAGCGTTCCGTGACATCCCTAATGTTAATACTATCTTCACTGCACTCAGGATGGATGATCGCAATCCTCGTAGCGGTGTCACAACGACTCTCCCAAGTCTGTCTGGTAAGTTGGCCAAGGAGGTTAGTGCCCTTGTAGATGAGGTTCTGTACTACTACATCAAGAACATCGAAGGTAAGTATCAACGCCTCCTGTTGACTACCAAGACAGAGGAGATTGTTGCAAAGGATCGTAGCGACAATCTTCCAGTAGTAGTAGTGGAACCAACGATGCAAGACCTATACAACTACATCACACACAAAACACCCAAGAACCGAACTGATCCTATTTCACCTCAGGAGACAAACGAAGATGGGCTTGCGAGTTAACTTCACTGGCGTTTCTGTTGGCGATACCGAGGCCAAGCCGAATGGTTGGTATCATGTTGCTGTGTCAGACGTCGAGGTCAAGAAGGCAGGCGAGAAGGCCAAGAACCCTGGAGCCGAGTATTGGCAGTACGAGCTCACGATTCAGAGTGGTGAGCTCACCGGTCGCAAGTTCTG